TACCGTATGGTTCAAAAGCTGCTATCTTAGCTGCTTGTTGGTTAGCTAATAAATTAGCTTGTGCTTGTTGTTGGTTAAGAGCACCTAAGTTTCCAAGAGCGCCGATGTCTTGTCCTAAACCTGTTCTTTGGAAATTAGATAAACCCATTTGGTTTTGTGCTAATGCTCCTTGATTAGCAAAAGCTTGTTGTGCTAATTGGTTTGCTTGTGTAAATCCTTGTTGTAATAATCCTGCTTGTAATGCAGCTCTGCCAGATAAAGTATCAGCATCGTATACACCTAACATTGCTCCTTCTCTACCACCACCAAAATTTCCTGTTCCTACAGCTGCATCTTGTATAGCTCTTCGGTCTAAACTTCTTGCTCTGTCAAAGTCTGCTAATGTCGTATCAATAACTTGTTGTTGATATGGAGACATAAAATTTTGAAAAGCTTGTGGTCCTGTTAAACCTGCTTGAGCAGCTACATTAGCTTGAGCGGCTTGAAGAAACGGTGTGTAAGATCCAATACCTGCTTGCGCTAAAGTTTGTGCTTGAGTTTGTAAAGGATCCATTGCTGCAACAAATGGATTAAGTCCCGTGATCCCCGGTCCCGCAGCTCTTACACCTGATGCGTCTAATCCACCAGTAAATGTGCTTGTTTCAATCGGTGCCGAATACGTTGCAACTGCCTGTTTGGCAAAGTCTTTAGCTGTATCTTGTAAATAATCTGGTAATGCCATTATGCTATTCTACTCTCCAACATTTGTGCGGTATCAAACATCTCTTGCGCAGGGTTCATGCCTTGCGACTCTTCAGATACTTCTCCGCCTTGTTCTAAATTTGTCATCATTCTATCCATAACTTCAGCGCCTTTGTCTATATCGCCTCCGCCTGCATTTCTAACAGCATCTGCTGTAAATACAAATTCGTTTTTACTTAATCTCGCTGGTACGTCGTCTGCTCTTTCCTCTGCTCCTAAATCTACGAAACCACCAGTTCTATAATCTTTTTCTTTACCACCTAAATCCATGATACCACCTTCAGCTCTTTTCTTTCTTCCAAAAGTTTCAATAAGTTCGTCATAACCATAATAAGGCACACCATATTCACCTATGCCAGCACCTTCATCAAATCTTGTAAATTTGTCTCCTTCTTCTATTACTCCAGAAACCTTTAATTTATCCATATCCCTAATAGCAACATCTTCATAACCAAATTTTGGCGTGTAAGTTCCACCTTTATCAACATTCATAAGTCCTTCTTCAACTAAATTATCTAAAGTATCTTTTCCTTTTTTAGTTTTAGGAGTAATAAATATATCTAAAGATGCTCCTGTATCTTCTGCGTAATCTGACGCTGTTTGTATTTCTACATCATCGGTCATTCTAGATAATTTTGTCATAATGTTATTTTTTAAATTTTTCATAGCACTACCTGCTTTTTGTAACATACTCATTACACCACCACCAACTCTATAACCATCTCTTGGCATATCAGACATGATACCACCTTTAGCTGCATACGTTCTTTCTTTTCCTGGTTTATACATATTTATAACATCTTCGTCAGTCATCAAATACGACTGTGCCATAGGATTAGCGCTAGACATAAAATCCATCATGCCACCTGATTCTGCCATAACTCTAGGTTGTTCTTGCATTCTGCTTTGTATTAAATTTTGTAATTGTTCTTTTTCAGTTTCGTTTAATTGATTTAAAGGTTTACCAAATAATTCTATAGATAACATATTTAACTCTGCCATTGGATCTGGTGCAGAAACAACTTCTTGTGTGTCTATATTTTCTACCATCACATCATCAGTTGGTCCACCCATTTGGTAACCCTCTCTTGGTATGTCAGCTAGTCCGCCACCAGCAGCGTTAAAGAAACCTGCTTGTGTGTATGCGTTTTGTGGTAAAAATCTTAAACTTGGATCTCTTGCTCTAGCCATGGCTACAATATCTGTAATAGAACTAGGTGTTTCTGAAAATGATTCTACAATTTCTTCTTCGTCTTCTTCACCACTCGTTAGGAAAGGTAATAGGGATGCACCTATACCACCAGTTATTAACGCTCTTTTGCCTGAAAAATCACCATCTTTAAAAAATAAAGGATTAGCTCTGTTGAACGGATTAAAAAATCTTCCTATACCTTCTCCTCCAACACCTTTTAATCCAGGTAAAGTTTTAGTTCCTAGAATGTTTTTTAAATTCATTAGGTTACTAGGGTTGGCTAACCTGGACATGAAAGAACCACCTGCTCCACCTAATGCAGTGCTTCCACCTAACATTGTGCCTCCAGCATATAATAATGCTGCCTTACCTATAGGACTTTTAGCAACTTTTTTTAAAGCACGACCAGCTTTTTTTACTAATTTACCTAAGCCGTAATTCTGTCTAGGAATTGTCATAATCCCGCCACCTGCTCGTAATTGTCTTGCTTGTTGCATATTAGATATTGCCATAATTTAACCTCAAATAATCGTTTTAACTTGTTTTTCCTAACAAATCAAGCGGAGGCATGATGACTGTTAGATCCTGCGCTATGTCTTCTTTAGGTATTCCAAGCTTTTGCCACTCTTCTTTTGTCTTATAAATGGCTCCTGTTTTCTTATGCCTATATTGACTTATCGTCTTTACAGCATCAAATACAGGTATATCGTCTGGTATTTTATCCATTAGTCTACCTTGTCCCTTTTTATGTTTAAATAACTAATAGCTATATCAAAAGAGTCTGCACTGCTTGATGCAACTGTTAGTGTTTTACCGCCCTCTACTACCAAAGGAACGGTTAATAGTTCCTGTGTTTGATTAGCTGTTAAGGCAGCTGATTTAATTGTAGTAATACTATTGTTAGTAACGGTAACTGTAGGTGTACCAGCTGACGTTACTTTTATAGATTTTATAATATATGTTTCGTTTACCAAAGGGTTTTGCACACTACTTGTTGTGCCAAACATAGTTTGTGGATCTGTTGATGTAATATTATCTACGCCAAAAAATTTAAATTGATTAGTTGTTGCCATTATTCTAAAAAGAAAGCTTTAGCTTCTATCTCCTGTTTAATTTCATCTTGAAACGTAGAATTAAGTTTATTAATTACGTTATCTAAATCTCTAACTAAAGATTGAAATGTACCTTGATCATATTCTTTACTAGCTCTAGTTAATGATTGTACTATCTTTGCCATTAAGTTGACCCCATAGTTCCAGATAAATCAGTGTCGCCAGAGAATGGTTCTCTGCCAGGAGGTCCTTCCATAAAACTTGTATCTTGTGCAAAATTTGATTGATAACCGCCTTGCCTTGTAGCTCTGTTATAGTCTTGTAGATTTTTAGCTTGATCTTCTTGTGATGATTCTAAAGCAGCTTGTTCTTTTTTTAGTTTTTCTAATAATCCACCAGGTTTATCTAAAGTACCTGTGTAACCTGGTCTATTAATAGTTTTAGTTATTTTATCTATTCTTTTTTGTATTGCTGCTGGTATGCCTTGTCCATAAGCAGAAGAAATATTATATCCTTGCATTGCACTTTGCACAAGTTCTCCTGTATCAGGATCTACATAAAAGCCTGGTGTGTTACCTTGATTGCCATAGAAGTTTGCTACAACTTGTTCTGCAACTGTAGGTCCCCGAGCCTCGAGTCCTAATTTAGCTCCTCCCAACATACCTGCTAAAGCACCGGGAAGACCAAGGACATTAAATCCTGCTTTTGCACCACCTTGTGATAACATATTTGCAGTTAATCCTTTTAATCCAAAATCTCTAACATTCTTTAGATTGCTTTGTATTGCATTTTTAATATTAACTACAGGATCAAATACTGCAGGATTATTTTCTCTTAACTTAAAATCTACAGGAGCATCTTTAAAATTAATAGCAGGAATATCCATACCAGGAACTAGACCTTCGGGTGGTGTTGGAAACAAATTTTCTACTTGATTAAAAGGAGTATTTGTAGTGGTGATATCATCATTATCATCATCATAGTCACGTTGATCACCGGCATAAAGAAGAGGATTCATAATACCCATATTTCTAGAAGGAGATACGTTAAAAGTTATAGGATCTCTAGCTTGAAAATTTTGAAGATAAGGATCTTGACTTAAAAATTTGTTACCTGCATCGTAACGTTCTTTATCTATCCCTATTAAACTTGCTAATGACATTATCTTCTACCGTCCGGTTGTATATCTAATCTAAATGTACCTAACTTCCAATCTTGTGAGGCTGCTGTGTTAGATATTTTTAACGCAATTGCTCTCGCTCTTGCCCTAGTGTCTACTTTATCAGTTGAACTACTTACTGTAAAGGGACCTAATGATGAACTAGCTGCTGTATCATTAGGATAATTTCTTAACAATAATGTAATTGTTGCATTACCTGTTTGAGAAATAAAATCTGGTATAATTCTTCTTATCTTCATTAAAAATTCACCATCACCTCTAAGATCTGGCATACCAATTGTCTGTCCTTGTGCCGTTCTTTTTTGTGTAATGTCAAAGTCTCCAGATGTAATTTCTGCAAGTATAGGTGTAACTGTGCCACCAGCTACAACTTGATCTGTACCTACTTCATGTTCAAAATAAATAGAACAACCATCTGTGTTTCCTACACAATCACTAGCAGTGCCATCAGGTAAATATTGTGTTGCGTGTGGTTTATCAAATACAGCAGAATCTGCCCACGCTGCACGTGGTAAAGTTCCTGTTGTCCAGATAGCTTGTTTAGGACTAGCTCTACTATAAGACTCAATATAATTGTATGATACCATCCTATCAATAACAGTTGAGTTTGCACTACAATAGAACCAAATAACTTCTCCAAACAAATTGTTTAATCCTACGTTAATTAAATCTCTAGGTGTAGAGTTTAGATCATCATAAACAAAGTCTTCTACTAAACAATCCATAGATTCTAGTTGACCATCGTATTTAAAGAAACCATTTTCTGACATCCAGAAAGCTGTACCGTCTACCTCTACGCATGCATTCTTACCTATTAGTCCACAGTTACTACCTATCTGTTGAAACGAGAATGTAAAAGGTGCACCTACAAAGGTCATTAAAAACAACGCGGTATCGGTCCAAACATAAATTGCATCTCTACCTCGTATAGCTCCCATAATTTTAGAGCCTGCGGCAAGCCTTTGTGTCCCTGCGGTATTCTCTGCAGTTACGGTGTATGAATCTGTGCCGTCAATATTTTCCTGGTCAGAGAATCTAATAAACATAGCATCTTGTGATGATTGTGTTCCTACAGTTGTTTCTGTACCAAAGAATACTAAGTGACGATCGGGTGTAGATACTAAGACATGTCGAGATGCGGTCGGTGCATTAGCTATAACTGTGGCTCTATTTGCTGTTGCATTAGCAGCAGCGGCATCCCATTCAAAACATTTATTGTTATATATTAGTGCAATAAGTTTTGTACCAAAGTTATCTAACACCCATAGACCTGGGTCAATTGTAAAGTCAGAGGAAGAAGCCTCACCCCATGCTACAAAATCAGAAATATTTGTAACTGTCACACCAGAACTGTGACCAGCTTTTGTAGTGCCATTAACTTCTCTTGCACCACCACTTAATATGTTTGTAGTTGTATTATTATTTGTATAACTAATATCTTCTGAACCAATTCTAATTTCACCTGTTGATGGAAACTGAGATGTGTCAGTTAAAGGAATGTCAGTTACACTATCGTTGATAGTAGAAGCTAATGTGGTTGTCGCTGGTCCTGCAACCGTACCACTCCATAGTCCTGTACCCCAACCAAAGCCTCCTAATTGTTTAGCTGGTCCTACCGTAAAATAACACAGCACTTTGGCTGAGCCCGCACCACTTAAAGGCGTGCCAGTTTCAGCAGAATCTAAAGTAATCGTAAAAGTGGTTGATGTAGGAACAGAAGTTACCATAAACTTTGTATCGTCAAACGTTGCGTTTGTAAAACTAGATCCGGATAATCCAGTCACATCTTCAAACAAAACAATATCATCGTCTACTAATCCATGACTAGTGCTACAATTTACAGTTACTGTTTTAGAAGATGAGGTGCTTGTAAAAGTTGCACCCGTTATAGTCTGTCTAATAGGGTGAATATCATAGTAAGTTCCACCAGAGTACACATATAAAATTCTGTTTGTGCCTATTGCAGCGTACTTAATACCTGCGTTATCATCAAAATGGTGTATTGCTCTAGCGGCACCTGTAAGATTAGTAGCACCAAGCTGTTGCCACCCACCTATTTTTTCAGGTGATCCATACCTAAAACGTACGTTATCACCTCCGGTCCACTGTCCCTCGGCCCCGGTTGGTGTAACCTGTTTATTAAATCCTGGTAAAAATCCTAGTTTCTGTAACATATTAATTTCCCGTTAGACGAGGAGTATTGGTGTGGTGGATGAATACTCCTCATCGAACGGGATTATATATTACTTTTTAGATATTTTAAACCCCTTATACCACGCAGGAAGACCTAAGAAAGGTCTTGTATCGTACATATTTTGTTTAGCAGTTTTCTTTTTAGCATCGTTATAATGTAAGAAAACTTGACCACAATCTTTACCTTGAAAACCTTCTCTCCAATGCTCTAAATCACAGCCCATATAAACTAACATATCTCCTTGATCTAAATCTACTTTAATTCCGGCTTGTTTCTCTTTACCTGTTGGGTCTAAATATATAGGCCATGGATCTCCGCCTAAGTTTAATGTGGTGGATATTTCACAAGAATACCTGTCTTTGTGTCTATGTAATACATCTCCATTTTTATATATTCGAGCGTAAGAATAAGCTGGTTGTAATTTATATCCAGTTTGTTTTTCCATTTTACTTTGAAGACCTTGTAATAAAGTTTCCATAACTATGTCACCATAATGTGAGTAAGTGTTAGGAACTTGAACATCATTCCATATACCAAAATATTCTGTGAACGGTGATATATATTTATGATCAAATAAGAATCTTGCTACTCTTCTTTTATTTAAAAAATAAGTATAGCAAAACTCTGCTAATTCTTTTGAAACAGCTCCTTTTATAACTGAGTATTTATTTTTTTTGAACGACATTTTTTCTCCTTTTTATTAGTTCTTTTCTTTTTTCTTCTAAAATTGTTTCTACAAAATCATTTTTAAATTTTGGATTAGAGCTTAAAATAGTTTTTACAAAGTTGGTCATAGTTTTATTTTTTATTATCATTGTAGTTTACCACTCCTTTTGGTATCGCTTGTAGGTTCCAATGTATAAATCTAAATGGTTCATATCCATTGTCAACACTATATAAGTGAGGCATAAAAGAATTAAAAAATATAAGTCTACCTGGTCTAACACCATAGTTTATTTGAGACGTCGCTAGTGTAATTTTTGTTTTATCTTTTTCAGGCAATAAATTCATAAGTCTACCTGGTCTAGGATCTTCAAATACAGGTCTAGATGTTGCATCACTAGCTTTTAAAAAATAAAAACCAGACATGTGTCCATTCCAATGTGTATGTAAAGTATGGTGGCCACCACCAAGTTTAGAAAATTCTTGCACCCACATTTCAGTTAAAAATATTTGGTATCCAGATAAATCATATCCTTGTTCAGTTAATAAATTATTTGCTGTAGCTATTATCCACTCTTGTAGGTCAGCAAACTTTGGATCATTAATAAGACTTGTAGAATGATGTACCATTCCATGATCTCCTTTATTACCATATTTTTTAGTTCTCTCATCTATTTGTTTTTTATTATTTTTAGCCGCTTTTTTAATATAAGGATCTGAAGCTTTATTTAATTTTTTTACCCACTCTGGTTTATCCATAAAATATATTGGGCAAGAAAAATAATCCTCTCTATACATCTGATCTTTTTGTTTTTTATCTTTCATTGAAAAGGATACCCTAAGTTCCAAATTACTAAACTATATCTTGAACCTTTTTTAACAGGACATACTCTATGCCACACAAAAGACGGGAAAACGACTAAAGATCCTTTAGGTAATATTTCTTTACACTTGTATAGATTGCTTTTTTTGTCAGGATCCATATTTCTAAAATCAAACTCTAACTCTCCACCTTTGTAATCTTTAGGGTCAGACAAAGATAATGTTACAGATAGTTTCCTTATTTTACCATTTGTTGGATCTTGTGGATTGTTTTGATTAAAATAAGGTTTATCCCAACTATCACAATGCCAATCGTAAAACTGTCCTTTTTCATATTTTGTAAATTGGCAATTTTCTGAGTAATCCCAATTAAAATTCCAACCAGCATTAGAATTAGCTTGATGAACATAGGGTTGTATTTCTTTATAAATCCACCTGTCATTCATCCAAACAATGTTTGAATTTCTTTTTTTCTTTAAGTCTTTAACTTGTTTTTGATTTAATTTTTTATTGCCATACCCACCAGTTACAGCCATTTGATCAGATATAGATTTTCCATACTTAACAATCTCATCACATATTCGTTCTGGAACAGCACTTTTAAACCACCAACAATAATTTGATAAATTCATATTTCTATCTTTTTATACACCACATCCTGTCATAAGTAAACTAGAAAGGAACTACAAAATCGTCTGTTGAGTTAAATGTGTGTGTAATTAAGGATGGCGAACTAGTTTTAGTTCCCCCTGTGATTAAAGGTGCACCTGTAGTAGCTGCTGGGTACGTTAAAATTACAACCCCTGATCCACCATTACCACCTCTTAATGGTCCTGGAGTTGCTCCAGGCAGTGTAATATTTTGACCAGCGCCTCCACCGCCTCCAGTGTTTACGTCTCCATCTTGATTTGGTGCAGGGTTATTACTACCTGGGCTTTGATATCTAAATCCTGCTCCACCACCTCCAGGTCCAGCAGGACCACCAGCTCCAGCAGGGCCTGCTCCAGCTCCTCCACCACCACCAGCTCTTGTTGTACAATCTCCAGGCCAGCCACTTGATCCAGGTCCTCCAGATCCTCCAACAGATCCATTAGGCGGAGCTGATCCAGCTCCTCCAGCTCCTCCACCGCCACCACCACTAGCACCACTAGCACTACCGCCTGGATTTCCTTGAGGAGGACTTACTGGTGGAGTGTTACCAGCCCCACCTGCAGGTGAAGGAGGGTTTTCCCCTGTACCACCTCCAGAACCTCCAGCTTTACCTTGTGCAGCGGGACCTCTACCGGCACCACCTCCAGCTGACTCAAATTTTGCTCCACAGCCTACAGCGCATGTGTTAAATGAACTAGCAAATCCTGGTGTTGTGTTAGCATCAGGAGTGGCACAACCAGGGAAAGCGACTGTTGTTCCTCCACCACCAACAGTAACTTTAAAAGTGTTTCCCGGTGTAATCGCATAACTTGTACAAAATCTATAACCACCTGCTCCTCCACCTCCAGATTGACTGTATGGTCCAGCTCCACCACCTGCTATTACTAACATATTAATATTAAATGGACTTACGACAGGATTTGAAGGCCATGCATTTAATTTTCTAGCTGCAAACTGAGATTGCATTGACCACACACCACTTGCTTTGGTTAATTCTTTTACTAAAACTTGTCCAGAACCACCTGCGGATCCTGCTAATGGAAAAGGAATATCTGTAGAAGTTACAGCACCAGCTCCACCTCCAGTGTTTGCTGTTCCATTTGTTCCACCGCCAGGTCTTGGCGATCCCGATGACATACCTTGACCGATTCCTCCACCACCTGTTGGTGTTGGTGAGTTAGGTGAACATGGGTATGCTCTTCCGCCAGCTCCACCACCGCCAGCTATTAAACCACTTGCTGTATAAAAAGGTTGAGGATTAGAACCAAAAACTGGTTGTATATCTAAACCACCACCTCCAGCGTCTGGAGTTGTAGGAGGACTAACTCCTCTTGTTCCAGCTCCACCTGCACCGCCTCCACTAGCAGCTCCTCCAGGTGCGTTATCATCTTCTCCACCACCTCTATTTCCAAATCCAAAAGTTCCTGAATCACCAGGTTGTAAAGGTTGTCTTCCTGCTCCCATCTCTGGTGTGATATCAGCTGCTCCACCTCCAACACCACCACCTGATCCACCTGATCCTGAATTTTCATCTGCTGCACATGTTGATGCAGTAGGCACACCACCACAAACTGCTTTACCACCGCCTAAGGCAGTTAAACCAAAAGCTGTTGTGTTACCACCTACACTTCCAAAAATAGCTGTTGGACTAGGTGCAGCAGAGCCACCCGTTCCACCAGCTCCAATAACCACTGGATAACTCGTTGCTCCACAAACATTTGTACCTGGGTGTAAAACAACACC